AAACTTTCTTGAAGATTTAACTGGTATTCAAGGATTGCTACCTGATGAAAACTGGTTAGGCGCAGGAATGCATAAAATTTCAAAAGGTGGTAAGTTAGGCGTTCATGCAGATTTTAATGTCAACTTTGTAAATAACCTTCATCGTAGAATTAACGTTTTAATTTATTTAAATGAAGATTGGAATCCAGAATGGAATGGACATCTTGAATTATGGGATAAAGATCTCTCAAAATGTTGTGTTAAAGTAGAACCTATTTTTAATAGAGCGGTGGTATTCAATATCACAGATGATGCGTTTCATGGACATCCAGAGCCTCTCCAGTGTCCTGAAACTGTATCCAGATATTCACTTGCGCTATACTATTATACCGAAGATAGACCAGAAGAAGAGAAGTCAGATTCTCACGCAGTTATTTGGTATAATACAAAATAAACCGTGTACAAACCCACAAAAGTGTGTATAATAAAGATATAAGCTTTTTGCAGTAGGTAGATATTATGAAATTTAGTATTATTACACCTGAACATGATCCAGGTAATATTCCCAATTTATTAGAACTATTTGAATGTGTAATAAATCAGACGTATAAAAATTGGGAATGGGTTCTCTATTTAAATAATAAAATTCATATAGAGCATATTCCTAATGAAATCAAAAACCATCCACAAGTTGTAGTATTTCGCACACACGACGAGAATAAAAATATCGGCGCGATTAAGAATTCCGCGTTCAGTATTGGTACCGGAGATATTTTAGTAGAAGTAGATCACGATGATCTTATTACACCTGATTGTTTAGAAGAATTAAAGAAAGCATATGAATCAGATTCTGAAGTAGGATTTGTATATAGTGATAATGCAGTCCTACAAGAGAACGGAGAATTTATTCCATACGGTGAAGACGGTGGTTGGACTTGGAGAGAGTTCGAGTGGAAAGGTCAAACATTAAAGGCTATGCATAGCTTTGAACCATCAGCTCAATCACTATCTTATATATGGTATGCACCAGATCATGTTCGTTCATGGCGTAAAGAAGTATATGAAAATGTAGGTGGACATGATGTAGAATATTCTATTTGCGATGATCATCAACTCATGATTCGTACGTATCTGCAAACTAAAATGAAACGAATTCCCAAAGTTCTTTATATCTATAGAATCACCGGTGATAATACTTGGCTCGAAAGAAATGAACAAATTCAAATTAAAACTGTAGATCTATGTCGTGAGTTTGGTCAACAACTTGCAGAACGTGATGCAGAATTAAGAGGCTTATTATGTGTTGATATTGGTGGTGGTTTAAATCCTTATCCTGGATATCATACTGTAGATATTCGTGAAACAGCAGATACTGTTGCAGATTTAAATGACGGAATTCCATTGCCTGATAACAGTGTAGGTGTTTTAAATGCAAGTCATATTCTTGAACACTTACACAACAAGACAAAAATTATGGGAGAAATACATAGAGTATTGGCACACGGCGGTTGGGCATTTATTGAAGTACCAAGTACAGATGGTCGTGGAGCATTTCAAGATCCAACTCATGTGAGTTATTGGAATGAAAATAGCTTCTTATATTATACTGATAAATATCTTGGAGACTTCGTTGATAACGATACGATTCGGTTTCAAGAGTTTAGAAAAGAAACTTATTATCCAAATGAATGGATGCAAAATTTAAATGTATTAGTAACTACTGCTTGGTTAACAGCCGTAAAAGATGATAGCATTCGCTATCCACATGTTTTGAAAATTTAAAGGTGAATGAATGAAAAGAATTTTAATTACTGGCGGAGCTGGTTTTATTGCCCATCATTTAATTGGACAAGTTCTAAAACGGACTGATTGGGAAATAGTAACTCTAGACCGTCTTGATTATAGTGGTAACTTAAATCGTTTGCATGATTTACTGCAGGATTATAGTCAGTCAGATCGTAAAAGAGTACGTACAATCTATCATGACTTTAAAGCTGAAATTAATCCAATGCTTAAATCAGATATCGGCAAAGTCGATATTGTTGCGCATTTAGCTGCTGGTTCACATGTAGATCGTTCTATTGATAGACCAATGGAATTCGTAATGGATAATGTTGTTGGTACATGTAATGTATTAGAATTTGCAAGACAGCAAGAGAATCTAGAACGTTTTTTATATTTCTCAACAGATGAAATCTTTGGTCCAGCGCCTGATGGAATTAAATATAAAGAGAACGATAGATATAATTGTACAAATCCATATAGTGCTTCAAAGGCTGGTGGTGAAGAATTAGCAGTAGCATATGAAAATACTTATGGAATGCCGATTTACATTACGCATACTATGAATGTGTTTGGCCAAAGACAACACCCTGAAAAGTTTTTTCCGATGTGTATTAAGAAAGTACGTGATGGAGAAACAGTAACAATTCATTCTAATGCCGCAAGAACAACACCAGGATCTCGTCATTATATTCATGCCGAAGATGTAGCAGATGCTACTCTGTTCTTATTAAAAAATAAGTTTGAAGCTGTAGCCGATAATACCGGGGCGAAATGTCCTAAGTTTAATATATGTGGAGCAAATGAGATAAATAACCTCGAATTAGCACTTATGATTGCTGATGCGCAAAATAAAAAATTAAATTATGAAATGGTAGATTTCCATACGAGTCGACCCGGCCATGATTTAAGATATGCATTAGATGGATCTAAAATGAAATCGCTGGGATGGGAACCTCAACCAGTAAAAGAAAGAATTGAAGAAGTAGTTAACTGGACCCTATCAAATGATAGATGGCTTATGATATAAGGATATAATGATATGTTACAATTTGGAAATGAAAGAGTAGTTCAACAGCAGCAGAAGCCTGTTGAACAACAACAGCAGCAGGTTGAACAACCTCCTATGACCTCGGTTGAAGCATTTAAGCAACAGGGTTATATTGTTATTAGTGACGTTATTACCGAAGAAGAAGGCAAAAGACTAACAGAGCATATGTTTAAACTACATGCTGACGGTAAAACTACAAAAGATCCTCAATGTCCTTTATCTGATTCAATCTACGGTGATTTTGAATTTGATACTCTTATGGAAAAATTAGCTAAACCTTTGGGTGAAACTGTTGGCTATGAACTTTTACCTACATATACATACGCTCGTATTTACAGAAAGGGTGATGAGTTAAAAGTTCATAAAGATAGACCATCATGCGAAATTAGCGCTACTATGACATTAGGATTTTCTGATTATCCTATTTGGCCTATTAATATGGGAGATGCAAGAAATATTATATTAGATGTAGGTGATGCCACAATATACAAAGGGTGCGATCTCGATCATTGGAGAGAACCCTTTAAAGGAGAATGGCAGTGCCAGGTATTCTTTCATTTTGTTGATGCAAACGGCCCTTATAAAGATCAATATAAAGATGGTCGTAAAGAACTTGGTAAACAAAAAACTGAAGATAATATGCGTGACGAATTTAAACATGGAGCGCAACAGCAACAACAAGGTCCAGTACCCGAGTTTATACAGCAACTTCAGGGTTATCATATGGGACAAAAAATGGTATTCGGTGAAATTTATCATGGATATAGCACGTTGCCTTCTCATGATTATGATACGCCTGGCTATATGGCAATTGAACCTGATGAAGAAACAAAAGATATTACTTTAACACCTGAAGAATGTAAGATGCTTATCGATGAATACGTTAATAAGCAATATGGCGTAGACGCAGGTGTAGGATCTGATATGGCCGGAGGTGCTGAAGTTAAGAAAGAAGTTAGAAGCTGTAAAATTTATGCAGTTCCTAAAAATGATAATACTATTACAATCTATAATAAGATTTTATCGGCAGTAGCAATGGCTAATAAGTTTTATTATGATTATGAATTATCTGGTTTTGCCGGTGAAATTCAGCTATTAGAATATAAACATGATCCAAATAAAGATGTTGCAGATCATTATGACTGGCACATGGATACTGGACCAGGAGAATCTGCAACTCGAAAGCTTTCTGTAATAGTACAATTATCAGGTTCTGATGATTATAAAGGTTGCGAACTTATTATAAATAACATAGGTAACCAAGTAACTGGTTCTAGAGTGAAAGGATCGCTTCTTATGTTTCCTGGTCTCTTTATGCATACAATAACGCCAATTACAGAAGGCACAAGATATAGTTTAGTAGTTTGGATTCATGGAAATAAACGGTTTAGATAATAAAGGATTAATTAGTAATGGCTAAAAAAGTAGCAAAAAAAGAAAGTGACGTGTTTAACAACTTTCCTATTATTGAACAAGTAAATCAGATTCTTGCAGAAGGAGATAAATTAGGAGGCACGCAGTTGCCTTTTGATGCTGTTGTTGGTTCATCCTCCTTTTTGCCTGATACAGAATCATTTGGAAATAAAACGTTAAAAGAAAACGCTATCTTATGTCAAGAAGCCATGAACATTTCTGATGAGCTTCAAGAAATATGGAACCATGCTCATACGCAATTTGCATGGAAACATATTAACTTTTCTAATCATGACCATATGTTGAATATGAGGCAGATTTCTGCAGAAATTTCTTCGAAAGCTGACGCGCTAAGAAATCTTAAATGGAGCCTATTGGATAATGAAATTAAGCAAGCTGAATTAGAAAGCAGAATTTCACAACTTGACGAGAATTCTTCGGATATTCAAAAATTTAAAAAGATGAGATTGATTCTTTCTTTAGCGAGAATGAAAGAAGACAAAGAAAGAACTCAGTTAATGATTGAAGGCACTATGAAAGATATGATTGCTATTAAATCATCATACGAAGATTTAAGTAAGCATGTTGAAAATCTCAGTGAAATGGATATTGAAGAAAGGCAAGCTCAACAACATATGTGTCGTTCTATTATGCAATGTTTAAGAGACGTAAGGCAGTTTGGTCATATTACTAAAGGTGAACAAGAATATGCCGAGCAGATTGGTATCAATCCAAGTAAACTATTACAAGCTATTAGAAATTATTTAGAAAGAGAAGCTCAATCAGATTCTTGGGACACTAGAGAATTAAATCAGTTTATTAATCAATTAGCAGATGAACTATCTAATAATATGAAAGTTCATGAAAAAAGAATGGAATATTCTTTATTTAATCCTAAACCTATTGAAGCAGCGTCTTCAGTTCATAGATTACAGTTAAATAAAGCAGATAAAGCTTTAGAAGGATAATAAAATGGCAGGAGCTCCAGGATTAGTAGAATATAAAAATCAGCCAGCAATACCGCCTGAAGTACAAATGACACCTACGTTTATTACTTACGGTGGATATGAATATAGTGAATCAGATTATTCGTACGTTGGATGGGTTGGTAAATCTATGCAACAATATTACGTACCTGATACGTTGACATGGTTAGATAGCGCTGACTTCATTGCCAGATCTTTAAAACTAAAATACGCAAATCCTGGAAAATATATTAGACATACTGAAGAAGGAACTATACTTGGTTTCGATTCAGATGGATTCCCTCTTAAATATAGTGATGATTCTTGTCGCGCAATAGCGTCAAATTTACTAGATGAAATAATATCATATTGTAATGAACATGATAATATAGGTTATTAGAAATGCCTATATTAATTGATGCATCATCGATAACCTTTAATGCTCAGCCGGGTCCTCAAGATTTAGGGCCTACAAATCAGCCTAGCTCATATGATGGTATAAAACAAACAATTACGCCTCAAAATCCTACTGCACTAGCTTCATTAAAAATAGCAGGAGATGCATCTGGTTATACTATGGGTGGAGGTTATTTGCACGCGTTTAACCATCTTAATGGTATAGGACAAATGCCTTATGAACAAGCCGATATCGCGTTATATAATTCAGGCGGGCTTACCGCGCCACCACAATACGGATATAACTTTATTAGAATGCAGCCAATAGCTGGCATTATGGCAGGTACTACGGCTTCTGCATTTGTACTAGGTGCCTTTAGGCTTACTAACGGCCAAGCTATTTTTAAAGGCTCTGGTGGCGATAATTCAAACGCATATCAGAGTGCAGACGGAACTACATCATTTTATCCTAATTATAATTCTAGTATACCTGTTTCTAATTCAACTAAATTTCCATTTGCGGCGTCTGGAAGTGGCCCTATCGCTGTAGCTCTTACAACTGATTTATCTGCAAATGCCATCCCTGGGCGTTATTCACCAGTAGCTTCAGCTCCTGATAGAGCAAATAGCGGCTTCTTTTCTGGCACCAATTCATCTCGGAATTCCCCCGTGCCCACTCCACAAATCAATTCAGGGATGCAGTCAACGGATGCGAATTACTATATGCCATGGGCAAGTGAAACTAAAACTAATTTTGGTCCTACACTTTCGCCGCTGGCTCCTCAGATATCGGTAGGTGAAACAGGCCCTGGGAACATTTACCGCCAAGGTTATGGCGGCGGTGCAAGATGGGTGCCCAGTGGGCATATCCATTATTGGGGATCAGCGGGCGGCACGCCCTCAGTGAATGCTATCAATAGATTTGGTGTAAAATTTCCTACATCTAACTATGTCAGTATTAGTACTGCGGTGACAGTTAACCAATCCCCGTCGACTAATCCTTATTTTGGCGCTTCTGGCGCGGGTCGTCTGGTTGCACTTTCACCACCAAGCGCAGGCGTTCCTTCTAATATGATAATGGTAGGTGGCGGCGCATCTACTCCGTCTACTACTGTTCCTCAAAGAGGGATAACAAGATATCCAACAGCATCGGTTACTACTATAGCTGACGGTAGTCCATTAGGCCCCTTTCAAGCAGTTCCATCTCCTCAAATTCCAAGGCACCCGAATCGTATGGTTGCAGAAAGCAGTTCTAGTCATTTAATTTATTATGGTGGTACTTCACCGCAACAATTCAACCAACGATATACGTATGTACTTCCATACGCTAGCTTTAATACAGCATCAGTAAGTTATCAAGGTACTATGTGGGAAGATGCTGCGCAGCCTCAATCGGCTATGCGATATCCTAAAACACAAGGGTTTTCAAATAAGGTTTAAGATATAATGGCATTAACGTTTACAGAAGATAGTCCGTCTCAATTAACTATAAGTAATAGTGGAGGTAAGGATATAGTACTTACTAACGATCCTTCTAATCCAACTACTATACCTCAATTTGCGCATGGTTCTAAAGTATCAATACAAGGAACATTATATGGGCAAGTACCTTCAAGTTCTTATGGCGGAATAGGCGCGTCTGTTCCTGTAACGTATACTATGGCTAGATCTCCTGCAAGCGGTGCCGTAAATGAAGGAACTGCTGTTTCATTTACTGTTACAGCTTCTGATGGATCTGCTTCTCCTTATCCTTACACAATTACCGGTATAACTTCAGCTGATTTAAATCCTTCTGGAACAAGTCTCACTGGAACAGGTACTACGGGCACTGCAGTGCCATTTACTCTTGCAAGTGATAATTCTACCGAAGGTACTGAAACAATGACTTTCACTATTCCAGGTAGTTATACTGGTCCTCAGCAATCGTTATCTATTCCTATTTCCGATACTAGCACAACTCCAGGCGGGGGAGGTGGAGGAGGAGGTTCAGGTCCATTTATCGTATTAGGACCGCTATCGGCGCCATATATTACATATCCAAATACCACAGGTGGAATTAATAACGTTTGGTTTAGAAGAGGTTTAGTTAGATATAATTTGATAGCCTCTGAACTTAGTGCTGCGGGTATGTCTGGCCCTACAGCTCTTACTAGTATTTCTTGGAATAATATTAACGTTCCTACCAGACCGACACAACCTCAGTTTACAATACTTTTAGCACCTACATCAAACCCTAGCGTTAACGCTGGCGCTGTGTCACCACAAACTACAGTTCGCGCATCATCGCCTTTTACTTGGACTAGTGTTGGACCTACAACATTTCCGTTTACAACGCCTTGGACATATCCAGGAAGTAATGGAATACAAGTTACAGTAATATGGGGTCAAGTTAGTCCAAATTACGCATCTTCCGGTCAAATGGCATTTAGAGCACCTGGACGTATGTATTATGCTAGAACTGATGGCAGTGGTTTTTATCCATCAACTCAAGGTACTCCTCAGGCCACCAATACCGGGCGGCCGATAACGGTCTTTAATTAAAAGGTTTAATCTATTATGACTATTTTGTTTGAACAAACACAAGACACTATTCGTGGTCATAATTTTATGCTAAGAGGCATTTTTAGTAATGTTAGTAGTCCTCAAGATAATCACGGAAACATACAGATAAGAACCGTAAGTTATAATACTCAAAATCCTCAAGATCCACAAGGCGATGGCGCGCCATCTGATTTTACTCATACTGCTTGGGTTTTTGCGGGGCATCCTGTAAATACGATTGCTCCTAATAATACTGCTTCGACACTTTTACATGCATTTACAATAGCTAAGCCTGGAAACCAATATATAAAATCCGATGATGGTTTTTTTAATTTTGGGTGGCACGGACCTTCTTTGCCTACCGCTCTGCAGCATAATGTTTATCAATTAACCTTTTCAAATAATACCGAAGTTGCCGTAGGAAGTGCGCAAGGTTATCCTAGCATATATGCGGCGGGCTCAGCGACTGGTCCTACTCAAGTTCTATTGATGGGTGGCCAAACATCATCAAATAGTGGAGAACAGCAAGCTATATGGTCAATGCCTAAAGCGTCGAAATCTGCGGTATCTATAAATCCGAGTGTGAATACTTATTTACCTGCGGTTTTTTCTACAACTAGCAGAAATATAGGCTCAACCCAAGGAGAATCTCAAAATTGGAGTGAAAATGGAAACGATAAATGGTATTCCAATGAAGCTGGCGATATATATTCTGGATCATTTGCTAGTGGAAATGGTAGTCGAATTTTGTCAGATATGCGTAATCCCGGTAACCAATCGTTTATGTCCAGTAGCGTGCTGGCAAACCCCGGTAATGTAGGATCTTCAGGCGAATTTTCTGTTCATTTTCTTAATGGGGATACTCATCCGTATCATCCATTAGTATCTTCTGTTCCAAATAGTCAACACGAACTTGGTGTAAAATTACCTTTTGCAACAGCTCAAGCAACAGGAGGTTCTATTTTATATCTGCCTCCAAGTCTTTTCGTAAAAGGCCGCGATATGTCACCAGCTGGCATTGGTAATATAGCAAAAGCTTCGCCAGGAAGTTGGAGATGGGATACTGGAGTAGCTTCTAACGCAGATGCAGTTTGGGTACACGGTGGTCTGTACTCCAACGTTGGCCCGTACCAACCCGCTTGGAAACAAGTAGGAAAAATTCCATTTTCTAGTATGACTAGTGCTGTTGCATCGGCCGGAGATGCCGGTCAGTGGGGAGTAAGATATACTCAAGGAAATAGTGATGCAAAAACTGTTTTTATGTCAAAGTCTTTGAATTCGGGATCTCCGGAAGTCAGCAATTGGAGAACATTTAATTTACAAAATTCAATTACAACTACTACTGTTGGTACAGCATCTGCTGCAGGCCCAGGATATATTCCCGCGGTTCGGGTAGGAATAAGCAAAGTTGGTGGTTTTGCTTACATCGGTTAAGTTGTATAAATAGCTAAAAATATATTAAGGTTTATCATATGGCTAATCCGAATAATAGACAAGGTTTAATTGATTACGCGATGAGATCTCTAGGAGATCCTGTCATAGAAATTAATATTGACCCAGAGCAGCAAGAAGATAGAGTTGATGAAGCTCTTCAGTATTATCAAGAATTTCATTCTGATGCTACATTAAGAACTTATCTTAAACATCTAATTACTTCGGACGATGTTACAAATGAATATATTTCTTTAGCATCAAATATAACATTTGTATCACAATTGTTTCCTATCCGCGGCGGATCAATAACAAGAGATTTCTTTGATATAAAATATCAATTACATTTAAATGATATAGCCAATCTTCAGACTTACATGGGAGATTTAGGTTACTATGAACAAATGCAACAATATCTTTCTTTGATTGATATGAGAATGAATGGTACTCCTCAAGTCCAGTTTTCAAGAAAGCAAAATAGACTTTATATTCACGGCGATTTCACAGATGGTGATTTAAAGGCCGGAGACTACGTTGTAGCAGAGGTATATGAAATACTTGCACCAGATTCTCATACGAGTATTTGGAATGATAGATGGCTAAAAGAATATACGACGGCTCTATTTAAAAGACAATGGGGCCAAAATCTTATTAAGTTTGAAGGTATGACATTACCGGGCGGAGTTACGCTCAATGGCAGACAAATTTATGAAGACGCGCAATTAGATATCGATAGGCTAAAAGAAGCAATCCGCACTGAGCATGAGATGCCAGCTGATTTCTTTATGGGGTAAATCATGGCAACTAATATGTATTTCAGCCAGGGCAGTAGGTCAGAGCAACAATTATATGAAGAGATTATAATTGAGTCGCTAAAGATTTATGGTCAAGATATTTACTATCTTCCTCGTGATATTGTTAATAAAGATAATATACTGAATGAGGATGCAAGTTCTCGTTTTAATTCGTCGTATAAGATTGAAATGTACATCGAAAATATCGAAGGCTTTGATGGTGAAGGCGATCTATTTACAAAGTTCGGTGTAGAAATAAGAGATCAAGCTACGTTTATTGTGGCTAAAAAACGTTGGGAACACACTGTCGCAAGATCTGATAATGAAATTGAAGGTGTAAGGCCATTTGAAGGTGATTTGCTTTATATTCCATTTTCTAAAAAACTATTTGAGATAATGCATGTTGAGCACGAACAGCCGTTTTATCAGCTAAAAGATTTACCTACATATAAACTACGTTGTGAGTTGTTTGAATTTAGCGGTGAAGATTTCGATACAGATATTCCAGATATTGATAGTATAGAAAGACAATATGGATATGAGTATCTCTTAACTTTAGATTCAGCAAGTGGCGGATTTACATTAGGAGAAACCGTAAATCAAACTTTCTCGGATGGCGTTGTTATGTCTGGAGAGGTTTCAAGATGGAGCGATTCTGATAAAATACTTGGAGTAATTAATGCAGGCGCAGATGATGGCCTATATCATTCGTTTATAACAGGAAGACAAATTGTTGGAACTGAAGATATTGATTTAGGAATTGCAACTGCTAATTCAATCGCTACTGTAAGTGCAGTAGCCGAAGATAATCAGTTATCAAATACTGAACAGAATACATATTTTGATACGCTGACAAACTTCTTAGACTTTAGTGAATCAAATCCATTCGGAGACCCAAGCTAATGGCTGATTTATTTGATTTTGGTTTTACAGCTGTAGATGAGACAGAATTAGAAGCCGTCCAAAAAGCCACTGCTACTGTAAAAGAAGTAGCATCAAGTGCAACATCAACTCAAGAAAAATTAGATAATTTATTTAATGCTATAATGCCTCTACTTAATAATCTAAAGAAAAATCCAGAAAAAGAATATATCCTTTGGCCAGATAGACTTGCAAAAGTAGAAGCCTTTGAGGATTCACTTCAAGCGATATATAAAGGCTAGCTATGTTCGGTACGTATTTTTATCACGAAAGAATTAGAAAGAGTGTTGCACTATTTGGTGCAATGTTTAATAATATATACGTACTAAGAAAAAATAGTAGCGGTGGTGTTATTAATACGATGAAGGTACCATTAGCTTATGGTCCTAAACAAAAGTTTTTAGATAGAATTAATGAGGTACCTGATTTAGTAAATGATTCAAAGGTAGCTATTAAGCTTCCAAGAATGTCATTTGAAATCGTAGGTATTTCTTATGATCTTAGTAGACAGCTTCAAAAGAATAATGCTTTTAGTCAAGTTGGAACAACTACGCTTAATAGAAATAAAATAAACATATACGTACCATATATTATTAATTTTCAATTAAGTATATACGCTAAAAATCAAGATGACGCTTTGCAAGTGGTAGAGCAGATATTTCCGTTTTTCTCACCTCAATATACTTTAACGATTAAACCATTAAGCGATCATCCAGATTTAAAAGAAGATGTGCCTATTAGTTTAACGAGTGTAGGTTTTACTGACGATTATGAAGGCGCACAAGAACAAAGAAGAACAATCATTTATACTCTTGACTTTGATATGAAAGTTAATTTCTATGGTCCAGTTGGTACTAAGAAAATTATCCGTCAAAGCGATGCTAGACTTTATAATATAGATAATGGTTTGAATGATAGCGATGTTTTACTCGAAACTATATCAATAACTCCGAATCCTGCTAATACATTTGGTTTAGCAGATAGTGATTTCGGTTTCAATGAAACTATAACATATAATGGTGATAGCGCGTAAAATGGATTCTGATACAGCAGATAATGATTTTGAATATGCAAGACGGACTTATCACGATCTCCTAGCAAAGGGATCTGATGCTCTTGAAGAAATGATGGAAGTGGCAAGAGCTACTGAACATCCAAGGGCTTTCGAAGTATTTTCAAATATGATGAAACACGTTGCCGATATAAATGGTAATCTTTTAGATTTACATAAAAAGAAAAAAGATTATAACAAGAACGATGAACA